AGAATCACCAACGGCAAAAGATACAGATAAGCTTCCTAAAACGACCCCTGCTCCCTCTTCAATAGCTAACGCACCAGATAATTGTGTTTCAAATGATACACCAGTAGGTGATATTACGTGTTCTGGTTCAGCTGTAGGAGTGCCTAAAGTAGATGTAAGTGTGACTGGAGAAGGCGGTACAGAAACATCAGCAGTCGCTGACGCTGTGCCTAACGCTATTGTTGACGAAACACCTGTAAGGGTTACAGTGACAGAGCTCTGTTGCCCCCAAAATCCTTGTCCCCACGTGCCCTCATTCCAAGCATCTGCCATGGTAATGACCTCCTATATTAAGATAGTCTTAATATAGCACTTGAAGCATCGTTAGTTGGGAATGCGATTGTGAATGTACCGTTTGTTGATGTCTTTACACTACCAAAATCTAAAACTGCAATAGCTGCATTTGTATTACTTGATGATCTATTATAAATCAAAGCTGCTTGAGCAGAAATTGTTGCTGAAGTAAAACTTACGTTTGCAAAATCAACAAATGCTGTTGATGCTGTTGCGCTTGTTTTGGTTAAGCCAATGGTTGCACTTGTTAAAGTTGCCCCACCACTAGCATAGGTTCCTGAGTTTCCAACTTCATTGGTAGCTGAAAACGCTGTTGTGTTTCCATTTAATGTTGCAGAGCTAGTGTAGAGAGCAAGATTAATTGTATCATTGTCGATATCATGATCTCCCGCTAGCAACTCCTGTTTAAAGGATGCACAGACTGCTTGGTTTATTGTCATAATTTATGCCCTCCTTAGGCTTTTGGGTCTGCTGACGGTAAAGGTACTCTCAGTACACCATCAGTATACTCATCTCTTCGTTTACGTCCCATTTGCTCATTAGCAAAAGCCTGAAGAGCTGTTTGGAACTTCTGTGTGTATAATTGCATATCTTGTGTATTTTTCAAGTATGAATACGCTTCTGACACTACACCGTAAAGCAAAACTTCTGGTGCATTATTAGAAACAAAAGTTGTCGTAGATGTTGAACCTGAACCATTACCCAATCTTTCTGGAGTCTCAGAGTACCATAGCTCTACTGTATAAGCTGCATTTGGAGTAGGTGCCACTATTAATGTACTAGAGTCCCAATTAGCCCAATACTTAGGTTCACCATTAAAACTTGTATTTGATGTAGATCTTTGAACTGCAAATTCATCAATAAATGTTGTGTCCACTTGCTCTAACCACTCTATTGTACCGTCAGATTTGTGCAGTTGTAAACCTCTTGCAAATCTAAAACCGCCCTCAGGGCCCGATACATCTAGAAAGGAATTATTAGCTATAAATGCTGATGTGGCATATCTTCTTTGTGAATCTGAATCTAAAAGTCTATCTATTTGATTCTCTATGTTTGTAATAAAAACATTAACTACAGAGTTAGATAATACATCGGATGTAACCTCTGTATAATTTCTAACATTATCTAAAAGTTCAGAATAATTCATGATATCACCACAGTCACTGTACCAATACTTGATCCAATTAGCAACTCTGTGCTTTGGGTAGACGGCACCATACCGTCTGATTCAAAAGCTGAATCACCTGGAGCACCGACAAAAACAGTAACGGGTTCTTGTCTTGCTGGTCTAGGGTCTCTTAATGCTATTGCGTCTGCTGGATGATGACCTGGATCTAATTGTGGGTGTTTAGGTTCAAAACAGTCAGGACATGTAAAAAGTCCATTCCATTCTTGTCTTAGTTGTAAGTATTTATATTGTTGTCCGCATCTATCACATAAAGCTATAGCACGATTACCATTTGCAAAGGTCATGTTTTACCCCACGTAAAAACTTCTAGGCACAATATTTACAGATGTTGATTGACTATCCTCTGTTAATGCTCTTTGTAATTCTGCCTCATATCTTCTTTCTAACTCTTGTGATCTTTCTGGTGCTATCTCTTGTCCAAGATAGTAAGCTAATCCTGCTACAGTGCATGGTAAAAATCTAAAAGGTGCGTCTGGCTCATTTGTGTAAGCACCCACGTCTTCTATTCTACCAACATAAAAATAATTTATTTGTGTGTCTGTTTCATTAGGTGTTTGATAGAGATTTATTTCAACGTTTGATAAATTTCTCTGTACAAAGTATTGACTTGGTTGTCCTTGTTCAAATTTATTAGGTACGTTCTCATATTCAGATCTAGATATCTTTGTCATGCTAGTATCTGTTGTTGTATTACCACTAATCTTTCTAAAAACTAATTCTAAAACGTCTGATGCATCAGACGGAGCAGTGTACGTGGTAGTCCCTGCTGTGAGATTTTGTGTGTGATTTTTAACTTTCCATAAATGAATACCCCGATTACCCCACTCTGAAAACAGCAAGTTTAAATTATCCCTTGCTGCTTGCAGTTCATAACCTGTTCTCATAGACTTACCACAACGAGCGTAAGCACGTTCAATGATGCTATCAAAAGAAAGATTAAAAGTGGTGGTATTCGAGGTAGCCATATTACATCTTTGGCTTCATGCCACCGCCACGCTTTTTTACTGCGCCACGTTTTTTAGGTTTTTTCTTCACGACATTCTTTTTCTTGCCGCCTTTTTTCATGACGTTTTTCTTTTTACCGCCACCCATCATGCCCATTCCAGGCATTTTTTTTGCTCCCATCATGATGTTACTCCTTTTTTAAATAACCGTTCATATGTCTTTTGCCTTGTTGCAACAACCTCCTCGTAGTATTCAGGAGGCCATTTTTTATAATAACCTATCTTATGTAGTTTGCAACTCGCTTCGTATAGCTGTTTAAACTTTTGTATTAGCATCATAGAGTATGGTATTGGATTATCGTATGTGGTGTCATCAGTGGGTTCTACCAAGAACTCTTGCTCTTCTACAGAAGCAGGGTTATCAGGATGAAACCCCATGAAATATACATCTCTTCTATTATAAGTTTTATTGTAAAAATCTATTTTTTCTTGAAACTGTTCTAAACTATATTGATCATAATAAGGGTCACAAAAGATAATAATATCATGTTTCTTTTTGTTCCAGTCTTTCAAAAGAGATGTAAGATGCTTTTCATACTTAGATTTATCAGATCTAACCTCTATTCTAAGCTTACCGTCTTTTCGCCATTTTGCTGCAAACGGACACGCTGGAAATCCAAGATGTTTATTCATAGGTTCTAAGACTTGCTTAGACCAATCAATTACATCAAGCTTTATTTTTTCTGCGTGTTTTTTTCTTGACAATTGTTTTTACGTTTGTGGGTTTAGGGCCTACATTACCTGCGGCTCTTTTCCTTGAAACTGCGGATTTGATTTGCCCCTTAGTCATACGTGCAGCTTTTGCTGCGGGGACACATTTTGGATATTTTCGTTTAGCGTCTTTTTTTTGTTTTGTTCTACCACATTTAGCGAAGCTGCCATCTTTTCTTTTCGAGCTTATGTCTCTCCAATCCTGTTTGAACCACTTCGCTAATCCTTTGTGGCCAGACATATTAAACTATCTGTGATATTGCGTATACTGCAACGACTCCAACAACAACGACAATCATCTTGCCTTTTTTGTTTAGAGAGTTCCATTTACTTTTGATTGAATCTAGCATGATTACCTCCTAAGCTGCTCTTGTAAGTAGTTTAGTCTTTTTTCTTCTATTCTTAGCGACCATACCACAACCTGCAGCGATCATTCTAAGCCCCTTAGCACCGCCTCTTGCTCTACGATCAGCAGAAACCTGCTTACGTTCTTGAGAAATAGACATGCCCCCTACGCTCCGTTTAGGTCCTTTAAAATCTTTACGCTTTACGCCGCTTGGGTCTTTGATTTTACCTGCACAGATTTTAGAAGCATAGGCATTAGCATAAGCGCTCGGATATACCTTAAACTTACGCTTAGCTGCTGCTTTACCTCTAGGACATAGTTTAGTCATTTTTTTCTAGTTCTCCTTATACTCATCTTACCTTTTTTGAATATATTAGCAACTTGTGTTTTGCCCATAACTTTGGCTCTTTGCTCTCCTACTGTTAGGATTTGGATTTTCCTAGCAAACGGCTTTTTAATTTTTTTAACCTTTGCGACCGTTTTTCTCGCATCCGTGGGCGTAGCAAATTTAATACGGACAGTATCTTTAGGATTTTCATCTGTATATAATCTCCTTCCAGAGCCTTTAGGTTTTTTTCCTGTTCCTTTTTTTGGGTCTGCCATTAAGTACACCTTGTAATTTTTTTGCTTGTGCTGCGTGTTTTTTTGAAGCTTTTTTTAAAGCAGAGGCTACCTTTTTAATTTTCTTCATACCGGGTTTAGATACTTGTTGCCTCATTTGTGATCTTGATATAGCCATTAGTAATCAGATGTTTTTATAAGAAACTCTTCTATCCAAGCGACTCTATCATCCATATCTAATATTTTAGCTTTAATTATTGCTATGTCTTGTTGCATTTGTGCAACACTGTCAGCCTTTTTTTCTACTGCATTAAGGCGTTCAGACCACATGCCCCATGTCATGCCGACTGTTGCAATCAGCACAACATAAGGCAAAACTGTTTTCATCTCTATCTTAATCGACATACGCAATCCTCATCTGTTTTACAATCGCACATAATAACCTCCTATTTTGATTTAGCTGACATACTGTTCAAAGGATTATTTAAAGCCTTATTAATCTTTAAGTCAAGGCTTTCTTCTAATAATTTCATTTCATCAAGAAGCTCTCTTGCATCTTCTTTTTGTCTATCTTCTACGTCATTTACAATCTCTGTTATGTGTCTTATATCACCATTCATTTGACGTAAATCTGCTTTCATATCTGAACGCATATCACGTGCTACGTCACTGATTATTGTTATTTCTTGCAATATCATATCTATCTCAGACTTTAATACTGCCATACCTTCATCATATTGAGATAGGTCTGGCTCGGTATATAGAGTTATCTTCTCCTTCATATCCAAGTAATCCTGATAAAAAGTAAAGCCAGTCCATGCAGCACCACCCAATGCGCCTAATAAAGTAAAGATAGCAAAGACCTTGCCTCCAGATATCTTAAGTCCTGAATACTCAATACTGGGCATCTATCATCTCTTGAAGTGTATTGTTTTGAGCCATGTCAAACAGCATACCATACTGATCTTCTATTGTCTTGTTTAAATAGTCATCAACATTTGTATCTTGCATGTAAGACTGTGTATCAAAAAAAGTTTTAGTATTACCTAATATTTGCATCACAATTAATGTCTTTGTCTGAGCAGCATCATCATATCTTGCTTTATCATCAATCTTCTTTACTATTTTAGTAGCAGCTTTTTCTTTCTTTGATACCTTAGGCTCTGATGGTTTCTCTTCTTCTACTGTTTCTTCTAGATCTTCTTCTTTTTGTGGTGTTTGTGGTTGCTCTGGTTCTAATTCCTGTGGTTCTTCTTGAGATTCTTCGATAACTTCCTCCTCGGGTTCAGCCTCTATTACTACGACTTCTTCCATTTCCATCTCAATTTCTAGCTCTACTTCGGTTTCAACCTCAACAATTTCTACCTCGGGTTCAGGTAAATTTATTTCAATCTCAGCTATTTCTAACTCAACACTTGCGACAGTAATCTCCTCCACAGGAGTTTCAATAGGCACAAACTCTATCTCACCCTCGTTCATGCTAATATCGTTTAATTCAAATACTTCCTCTACAAAATCTAATTCTACAGGTTCTAAGATATTTAAATATAGTATTTCCTCTAAAGTAGTGATTTGTTGAGTCACAATGGTATTTATGACGTTATAAAAAACATTCACTGTCACATCATCAAACAAAGGACCTATTGCTAAATTTATATCTCGTCCACCTATTTCAACAGTTATTCTATTTACAACACCACTAAAATCGAAGGACCCATTATATGATTGATAATTTGATGCAATGCCGGATTCTGACAAGATATCAGTTCCTTGAAAGACTGTGTTAGATCCATTACGCCCTGTAATGTGCATGTATATTCTATCTTGGGCATCTCGTTTTTCGACTTCGATTGAGTATCTTACCTCACCACCCTTGTCTATTTGTAAATCAGATATGTCAATATTATTGATAATAAAAGTTGTGCCCATGCCTGAAACACCCATTGTGGATGTGCTATTGCCTGATCCTGTAATCTGTGCACATCTATCTGCACCTAAATTACCACAGGTATTACCCGTTGGCATTGAAGCAGGACCTTGCCCGCCCCAGTCTGTGTTCATATTCGAATCTTTATTAGAGGGTACATAACCTAGTGAGCTGTCTAATATATTGCCTGAGTCTTCATTAGTAACAGTTGTGGTAGTGGTTGTAGTTGTTGTTGTGGTAGTTGTAACTATTTCTGTGCCTTTGTCTTCTTCAGTGACAACAATATTTTCTTCTTCTGTAATAGTTACACCTGGAGTGCAAAGGCCTGTAAAATTTTTACCTGTAGCGTCAGGTAAACAATCTGCCTTAGAATAAGAGGAGACCAGTAGTAATAAGGAAAAAAGTTTTAAACATTGCAACATTCTGCGCATCATCAAACTCCTTTTGTTCTGGTTTATTAGCTTGGACATAATCTTCTCTGTATCTACTGCCCTCAGGAATTAGGTGAGGGTTCTCTTGCCAGTAAGCAGCAGCCTCGGCTCCAATAAGCCCGTTGACTGGACAGGGAGTTCCTGCGTCTTGCATACTTGTCCAAACACGGGGGTCCTGACACAAGATGGCCACCGCACTCACTTTCATGCCAAAAGCAAACTGAGTCTTACTTAGTTTAAGAAGCTGACACAGCTCATCGTCCACAAGAACGCCTGTAGCAATACCTAACACATTATTTTGAACTGCTCCGCCAATGCCAACTTTACAAATTTCATTGTTGGAATTGGGCAGAACTGGTGCATTTGCTGTTGGTGGCGTATTGTTAACAACCGTGCTGGACACAGTATTGGTCTCTGCTGAAGAAGTTTGTATTGATAAATACATAAAGACGACAGTCATAAAAGCACAGAATAGATAAAAGTATGCTTTAAACATTTAGCACCTCCAGCGTCTTCTTGCCTGTCTTAGTCTTGAGTTAGGATCTTTTGCTGCTTTTGGAAACTTTTTCATTTGTCCTGCACTTCTAGCACAGAACGACTTTCTTCTTTTCGCTGCTTTAGAACCAGGTTTTACTTTACCTGTTACAGCTGTTTTTAACTTAGAGCCTGGATTGTCACGTCTATATTTAGCGACTCCTGCCTTAGTCATTCCCGCCCCAGCTTTTGTGGGGCGGAAATATTTTTTTGTTCTTGGTGGTTGCTTGTCTCTAGCCATTACCCATCAAAGAAAATAGAGACACTGGTATAACCAGCACCTATGTCAATATATGCACCGTCCTTGAAACGTATTCCCTCGTCTGGAATATATGGATCTACCTGACCTGCAGCTGCGGGAGTATCTATCTCTAATAATTTAGTTCCACTTTGTGAACCATCTCTAATTATTAAAGCTCCTGCTGTAGAGCTACTGACTCCATGAAGTCCTCTAACTCTAGTGCCTCCTGCAAAAACAATTCCTGCAGTACCTGAAGTAGCAGAAAAACCTGCAGAAGTATTTGTTGAGACTGCTGCGTCTGCTGCAATCTGCGTTACTGTCAAAAATTTAGTAGAACCAGTCACCGTTGTATTGTTTGGTCCTGTAATATCTTCAGTAATCGTAGATCCACTAGCATCAGTTCCTGTCACAGTAAATGTAACGCCTGAAATGTTACCTGTAGATGTAAGA